CTTTCAACCTTGCTTTCTCTTTTTTCCTTGCCTTTTCAACCCTACTAGCTTTACTTCCTTTACCTATGGCTTTAGCAGCCTTTTCTGAAGCCTTTTGTGATCTAGTAGAAAAGGTTCTAAGTGCATCAATACCATTGATGTTCCCGTCTTTAGTTAGCTTTAAAATAACTTGTCTTGGGGAAGCACCGTCTCCACTTGGGACAAGTAATCTCCAAGGCCCCTTCCTTACATCACCCCCAGTATCTACTTTTAGGACGCCTAATCTCAAACCCTCATTGATAATCATGTTTTGATAGCGTTCTCTTTCTTTAGTTCCTTTACCCCCAATGTTTTGAAAGTCTGGGTCGTGATACAACATACTAGGGTTTACATTTTGATGGTCAAAAGCCATTACTACATTTGGAAAACCAGTGATCTTTCTATATGCGATGTCATCTTCACCACTTTGTATGTTGATTTGCCTATTCCCCTCATCGGTTCTGTCATATCTTTTGTAGATATATCTTTCAGGTAGCTCCGTCTTTCCCAAGTCTACAGCTCTTGCGGGGTTTTCGGAATACTTAACCCTTGAGTCTCCAGGTGGGATAAACTTTTTTCTTTGACAAACTAAAGTTAAGGACGTAGTACAGGCACCACCAAAAGTGAATGAATGGCTAACGGTTTCAACATAATAGTAGCAATCGTTTTCTTCAACATATACCGGATAACCAGGCTTGATTTCAGGTCTAAGGGGTATGGTAATTTCACACCCCTCTGTATTTTTGTTTTGCTTATCAAGCTCTACTGCCGCCGCATAGTAGGCTTGCTTTGCCGTGTTATAAAAAGAGGAATCAAACTCCGCACTTTTCCACCCATACTTAGCTACAAGTGCGTAATCAACATACACACCTTTAACACCCCATTCCCCACCTATTCCTACTTCTAAGTTTCGGAACAAAGAACCTTTCATCGTGACATAAGTCGCCTCCGGTTCTTCATGGCTATAACTAATGTCTATGGTGTCTTCTCTATATATGTTATAGACCCGATCTAAAGAAGTATCCATATTATACATGGGGGGTTTGAATACCAAATCTCCGTCCATGTCTTGATAGAACTCATACCCAGTTACTTCACAAACCCTTTGGGCGATAGATTTCTTTGATTCAAGGCTAGATTCAAAGAAATTGACGTTGGCGAAGTTCCCAATGTCCGTCACGAATGGTTTGAGCGAAAGGACACTTAAACCTACCTCATCCTTTTCATCTAACTTGGAAAGGTATCTAGCGTCCACGGTTCTCTGAATACGACCACCCTCTGAATTATTACCTTCATAAACAAGCATCCCCGCTTTAACCATACGAGAAAAAGAAATCCCTTTTGACTTTGCTTTAGCGTATGGCTTGTTTTGTAGCTTAACTACCCTTCGTTGTTCCGCTTCTTTTTCTTTCTTTGTGACCTGTTGGTTAGCAATAATTTGTGTTTCAATCGCGGAATACATACGGCCTGAAGCACCATACATTCGCAAACCATACATACCATTTTTAAACCTTTGTTCTAGGTATCTAATCATCAAGGAATAGAGCTGTGGACCTGTTGTACTTCTTGCGGTCACATTTGAAGCTTTTTGATATGTAAATCCGGTACCTTCCGCACTACCACCCGCGTCTAAGAATAAATCATAAATAATCTGGTGTGGGGTCATGTTCGTATAAACATGACCTCGTAAATTGATAGACCCACGAGACATAGTTGGATCAGCAGCAAAGTAGCCTTGCTGTGTGTTGATCTGTTGATTATCCCAAAAGGAAAGCATATTACGAGTGCCAATGGTTACATTATAAGACCCATTATCTAGCCCTACGCTTACAGATGAAATGACACCATGAAAGACGGGGTAATAAGGTCTTACCTCCGCGTCAGGTGCGGAAAGAATCTCGCCACTGTCTAAGTCAAGGTTATCAGCTTTAATCGCTAGGTCTTTGACCTGAAAGAACCCTCGATAATAAACAAACACCTCAATGCCCGTGGTCAAGATGAACTTACCATCTTTATAAACGGAGTCTCCATACCCCCAAGGTATCTTTAAGCTTATATCACACCCATTTGAACCATCTATCCCACCACTTGCACTAACGGTGTATATAAATCGTGAAAAGTCTATTTTGTTGCGACAAGTAGGGCAACCAGGTAAGGTTGTTTCTCCATTAAACGTAACGATAGCGTCAGGTGTCCAAGAGCGAGTTGTTCTGTATTTATTGACGAAATCTTCCGACCAGTTTCCAGAATATGGTCTATCACTTACTTTCATATTAACCTCCGGCTATGCCTTCCGCTAAGTTTGTGATTGGGCTGATTATAGCGGCACCTATATCACTAGCATTATTACCTATAGCACTAGCAGTACTGGATACATTTGGCGGTGTCATAGGGAATATTTGTGACTGATAGTTAAACCCTTCTTGTGTGTGTTTGAACACGGTAAAACTTAAACTTAACTCAATACCACCATGTGGTTGGTCTTCACTTAATGTGAAGCTCATGCTCTTAAGCCTACCTTCCCAAGTTTGACCATCATAATGAATACATTGTGTGCCCACAGCATGGTATGCTCTTGATCTACCTAACATATCTACAATCGTAGCACTGTTTCGATATAATGCTAAAATAGAGGTCAAGTTTCTAAACGCGGTACTGTCTCTACGACTCACATATTGTAGCCCAGAAACCCCTTGAATGTTTCCGTCAAAGTCAGGGGTTTCTAACCTCTCCCTACCCGCTATAAATGCACCTATGTTACAGCTTATCTCTATTTGTACCTGCTCTTCACCCCAACGATGGAAGATAAAACCATATCTAGTTTGATCCCCAAAGCTTTGCACATCGGTATAACTAAATTGAACCGAGTTAGGATTGATTGCAAACACTATGGGTGGCAAGTCTAACATTGATCTATGTTGAACCATAATAGATCTAATTTGATCTCTATCTGTGATCCCCGCGTCTTGAACCAATTCATTGTTTTCATTTGGCCGACCTCCAGCAATCGGCCTCATCGCATAAGTGGGTAAGTTAGGTTTGAATAATGCCACCTCTTTATTTGAACGGGACGGTATCCTACCATTTGCTGATCTAACCCCACTAAAAGGACGGTTGCTAGGGTTTTGTATGTACTCTCCAATATAAGGAGGCTTTAATCTCAATACAAAAGGAGACATTGACCTTAAATGTTCAAGCCTACCATGATCTAAAGGTATCGTGCCTGGATTGTCTTCTGGGAATAAAATGAACTCTTCTGTCGTTGGTAGATTGACAAAAGGTGCTGTGTCTATTGTAGCTTTAGCCATGATTAAAACCTTTCTTGTGGCATTTGAGTTCTAACCCCGTGATACTCCCTTTCAATCTGCATTGATAAGCTCACATTGAAATTGTATGGTGAGGTTGCGTCATCCGTCACGCTAAATGACTGAAACCACCCAAACCAGACACCCCCGTCAAAGATCATCTTGATTTTACCTTGAACAATAACCCTTCCAGTTTGGTCATAAACAGAACCATTGTTGTGGAAAAGGGCAAGTAGATCAAGATACTTATCATAAGTGATTGTATCCCTTCTCGTGCCTCCAATACTTGCACCTATGGTGCTTGGCTTCCCTAGATTTCCAAACGTAGATCTATTGTACTCATTTGGGATAGACACGGGCCCCGTTACCGCACTTAAACCCGTATAGGGTCTTATAAAAGCACCACTTGCTACATCAAGTGAAATAGTGGTTGGATTATCACCCCAATAGTATTCAACCCAACCACTAATTGTTTGAGAAATCTCATGCTTTTTTTCGTAAGAAAAAGAGACATTTTTAGGGTTCGTATGGAGCGTCATCTTTACGTCATCTGGAAGTAAAGATGTAACCCCGTCTGGTGCGACTATATCAAATACAAAAGGTCTAATGCCTAAGTTTGAGTCCGCAATGTCTTTATGTGGGATTGGTGACTTAATCATCTAACACCTCCCATAATTTTGTCTTGGGCCTTTTTAAGTTCCCTTGTAACTTCTCGTCCAGTTGCTTTCGGGTCTTTGCTTCCGTCAATGTAAATGTTGATCTCAAAGTTCCCTCCCATAC